AGCTGAATACACCGCAGACCCCGAAGGCGTCACCATCACGCCTGCCGATCATGAGTATTTCCATGAGGTCGAAATCGAAATGGACACCAAATTGTCCATGGCTCAGCGTGCTTGGTACATTCTGAAGCGCGAGAACGACTTCAGCGGCGACCAAGAGCAGATGTGGCGCGAGATGCCGTCGACAAGCACAGAGTGCTGGCAGAAGTCGACAGAGGGCACATTCTTCGCAAAACAACTGGCTGCGGTCCGCAAAGAGCGCCGCGTCACGAAGATACCGCACGTCGAAAACATCATCTGCCACACATTCTGGGATATTGGCGCATCCGACGGCACTGGTGTCTGGGTCATGCAGCATGTCGGCACCCAGCACCGCTTCCTGCGCTACATCGAGGGATGGTCAGAGGGCTATGCCAGCTTCATTGGGCAGCTACGTGACCTCAACTACATCTGGGGCATCCACTACCTGCCGCACGACGCGGAGAGCAAGCGCCAGACCAAGGATGGTGTCAGAGCACCGATTGATGACCTGCGCGAGCTCGCCCCTGACTGGCGCTTTGAGGTCGTGCCCCGTGTCCATGAGCTGTTGCACGGGATCAATCAAACCCGCGCCAAGTTCAAAGAGGCATGGTTTGACGAAGAGGGCTGCAAAGAAGGCCTCGAACATCTGCGCCTCTACAAGAAGAAATGGAACAACACGCTCGGTGTCTACACCAGCGAGCCAGAGAAGCTGACAGGCCACTCAGAAGCAGCAGACGCCTTCCGCCAGTGGGCCCAAGGCTACGATCCATCCATCATCAGCGGCCCAACGCGCCCGCGACGTCGCAACCGTCCAGCAGGAGGCATGTGGGTATGAACGCACACACAACAACGATCGACAACAACGCCGCTGAGTACAAGGCACCATACGACCTGCGGATTTCCCATGCGGTCTACAAGCGCGGCGATGTCCTGGTCTTCCTCACATGGAACCAGAACAGCGGCGAAGCGGCCATGGTCCTGACCCCGCGCGTGGACAAGATCAGCCATGAGCGCATCGTGCCATGCGTCATCCCGCTGTCCCGCGCCTTTGCATGGGCCGAAGAGACCGGAGACGAGGCCGACATCGTGATCAACGCAGCACTCTTCTGCGCGAACCTCGGGTTTAACCCCAACAACCTCAACAACATCACAAAGATACTGGGCATCGTGCGCGACCACCTTGGCGATCTACTGGCCACGCCGCCGCGCCCTCGCGACCACCATGAAGTCGTCGCTGACGTGATCATCACCAACAACACCACAGGCGCCGAGACGCACAAAGAGGTCCGTGACCATGGATAACCTGCCAAACCAGATCGAAACCAAGGTCAAACCGAACCAGCGGCCAGAAGACCGCGTGCAAGTCCCGTCATCGTCATTGCTGGGCGACGTACCCAAGGCCGTGCGCTCGGACATGGACAGCGGCTTTGCCAAAGAGCTGCACGACCGCATGATCGGCCACTATCTGCGCGAGTTGGAAGTGCAGGGCCCGTCACGCCGCCTCATGGAGAAGGATGAAGCCTTCTATGACCACGACCAGTGGGAGCAAGAGGCACTGGCGATCCTTGAGAAGCGCGGGCAAGAGCCGCTGACCTACAACGTCATTGCCCAAAGCATCAACTGGGTGCTGGGCACAGAGCGCCGCACACGCACGGACTACAAAATCCTGCCGCGCAACAAGCAGGCATTGGCCAGCGCAGAAAAGAAAAGCCACCTTCTCAAGTATCTGGGCGACGTGAACAAGACCGAGTTCCATATCTCACGCTCATTCGCAGACGCGGCCAAGGTCGGCATCGGCTGGATCGAAAGCGGCCTTCAAGACGACACCGAGGGCGAACCCGTCTATGAACGCTATGAGAGCTGGCGCAATGTCATCTACGACACCGCCGCCAGCGAACAAGACCTGTCAGACGCGCGGTTTATCTTCCGCACCAAGTGGGTCGATGTCGATACTGCATGCGCAATGTTCCCAGACCGCAAGGGCATTGTAGAGGCCAGCACGTCCAGCCACGCCGAATGGGGTGCATTCCTTGACCGTCATGGCGATGAACCCATGGACAGCCAAGAATACGCCGCAGACCAAGCCTCACAGCAGTACAACAGCATCGAGCATGGCAGCTACACCCGCGACCGTGTGCGCCTAATCGAAGCATGGTTCAAAATCCCCACCATGGAACAGCGCATGGCCGGTGGCGAGTTCTCGGGCGAAATCTACGACGCCGGAAGCCTTGGCCACCAAGTATCCGTGAGCAGTGGCATGGCCGAGGTCCGCCCGCGCCTGACACAGCGCGTCTACGTGATGGTCATGACGCTGACTGGCGTGCTTTGGATGTCGCCCAGCCCGTACCGCCACAACAAGTACCCGTTCACGCCGATCTGGGGATACCGCAAGGCCAAGGACAGCACGCCATACGGCATCATTCGCGGCATGATCAGCGCGCAAAAGGACATCAACAAGCGACTGTCCAAGGCACTGGCGATCATCAACAGCAACAAGGTCATCATGGACAAGGGTGCCGTCGATGACATGGACGAGTTCGAGGAAGAGGTCGGACGCCCTGACGCGATCATCGTCGCGAACCCGGGAAAGCGGCTGGAGCTGAACGCCGACCGCGAGCTGGCATCCGCGCACATCGACATCATGAATCTGTCTATGTCCATGGTGCAGACGCTATCAGGCATCACAGACGAGAGCATGGGGCGCACCACCAACGCCACATCAGGCAAGGCTATCAACGCGCGCCAAGAGCAAGGCGCAATGTCCACCGCCGCGATCTTCGATAACCTGCGCTTTGCCCGTCAGATCCATGGGGAAAAGACCCTGAGCCTGATTGAACAGTTCATGACGGAAGAAAAGCAGTTCCGGATCACCAACCGCCGTGGATCCCCCGATTGGGTCACAGTCAACGATGGGCTGCCAGAGAACGACATTGTGCAGTCCAAGGCGGATTACATCATCAGCGAGGACGCATGGAACGCCAGCCTGCGCCAAGCCGCGGTGCAGCAGTTCATGGAGCTTCTCACACAGGTTGGCCCAGTCGCGCCCGATATTGTCATGGTTCTGCTCGATCTGATTGTCGAAATGATGGACCTGCCAAGCGGTGACGAGGTGGTGAACCGCATTCGCCAGATCACAGGCATGGAAGACCCAGACGCCGATCCAAACCAGCCCGACCCAGAGCGCCAGCAGCGCGAACAGGCCAAGCAGGCATCGGCAGAGATGGAGGGCAGGGCAGCACAAGCCAACCTTGCCAAGCTGGAAGGCGAGGCCGCTGAAAAGATGGCCCGCGCCGAGAAAACCCGCGCCGAAGCCATGAAGGTTCTCAAAGGCATGCCCGGCGAGAACATCAAGACGCAGAAAGACGCGCTTGAGCTGGCCTTGCAGATGCTCACAGCACAGCCCGCCATGCCTGTCGTGGACAACGTGCTGAATCGGTCCGGCTATCAGTCGCCACAGGACGAGGCGCGCGCGGCCGCACAGGCCGAGCAGCAGGCCATGGCAGAGCAAGAGCAGGCCATGGCCCAGCAGCAGGCCCAGCAGCCACCAATGGAAGAGCAGGTATGAGCAAGACTGCCACGCCATTCCACAAGGGACAGCAGGCGTTCAACGCGGGCCAGCCGCTGACCGCGAACCCGCACCATCCCGACGACAAGACCGATGATCCCGAGGACTGGCCTTGGGATCACGCCAACTGGCGCGACGGCTGGGTCCACGCCCAAGCCATGCACAAATTCACCGCACCCAAGGAGGAACAAACCAATGCGTGATCACTGCGAACCACAAGCCGAAACCGATAACGGCACCTATGACGATCTGAGACTGACCCGCGCCAAAAATGGTGGCTGGATTATCGAAGCGCCTGATACTGGCTTTACCCCGTTCCTTGACGCCGCAAAGCTGGTCGGCAGTTACACCGACACAATCGACATGATGATCGGCCTCGAAGACCTGATCACGCCGGACACGGACGACGATTGGGACGAATCTGAAGAGGCAGCAGAGCTGGAAGCCGTTCTTGAGGCAATGGCGATCAAGGCCATGGTGGACAGCACGGTACAGCAGGCCGTTGCCGAGGCACTGGGCATCAATGAGCCCGATAACGCTGATGTTGACACACCAGCCGACGCCGAAGCCGGACCGCAGGAAGGTTAGGCCGTGGAAGACCCAGATGTCCGCAGCCGGAGTGTTGGATCAAGCGCGTATCACAAGCGCAAAATCCAGCCGTGGGACATCTGGGAAGAATACGACCTCAACCCATGGGACGCCGACATCGTGAAGCGCGTCCTGCGCAACAAGCCGGGCGAACGCCTGCTCGACTACGAAAAGATCAAGCACGTCTGCGACGAGCGCATTCGGCAGATCAAGGCCCAGCAAACTTCAGAAGGAAATCCAACATGAGCCGTCATTCACGCCGCATGGCCCGCAAGGGCGCCACAAACCGCCACCACGTCATCACGATCAAGCGCGATGGCCGCGAGCTTTACTACCACGCCACCAAAGGCTGGAAGTCGCGCCGCGCATAGCACCGAAAGTGTGCCGCACACGTTCGAGTGTGGCACATCGTATGCCGCGCACGTTCGTGTGTGGCACATCCGCTCACTGAAAATTCTTTCAGTGGCAACGGCACAAGGAGGGAACCCCATGCCACCTGAGAACGAAACGAAGATCGAAGACACCGCGCAAACGGTCGATGAAAGCAAAACCGAAGAAGAGGCGAAGGCCGCCGAGGACGCCACGGCAGACGAACCCAAAGAGCCAGCGGGTGACGACGACTGGTCCGAAGAAGACCTGCGCCTTCTCAGCGACGAAGAGCGCGCCGCGTTGTTCGATGACGACGAAGACGGCGACAATGACACCGAAGGACAGGAGGGCGATGCTGATGCGGCTGACGAAGGGAACAGCGAAGGCCAACCCGCAGATCAGGAAGCCAGCAACGACGACGCCCCAGACGATGCCGCTGACATCACCGGCACACAAGGGACAGACCTTGCATCACTCGACGCAGAGCTTGAAGCACTCGAAGCCGCAAAGGTAGCCGCCTTTGATGCGTGGGAAGATGGCGACATGACCCGCGAAGAGTATCTCGAAAAGGTCAAAGAGATCGACACCACGACCAAAGACACCGTGTCCAAGCGGGCCGTGGCGGAATCGCAGGAACAGGCCCTCATCACGTCATTCATTAACACCGCTGGGGTCTATTTCAATGAAAACCCCGATCTGGCCACAGAAGAGCATAAGTATGCCTTTGACCGCCATGTCCGCGCCGTGACAGGCAGCGCCCAGTACCAGCACATGACGCACCGCCAGATGCTCGAAGCAGCTCACAAGCTCTATGCAGCAGAAGCCGACGTGCTTGGCATTGACGTGCCCGCATTCAAGGCAGCCAAAGCCAAGGCCGCCCCTGTACCAGACGATCCCAAGGTGGAAACACCCAAAAAGCGGGCCCGCCCGGGCGACAAAGCGCCACGCACACTGGCAAACGTGCCAAACGCCGCGTCGGTCTCGGTCTCGGATGGGAAATATTCTTCCATCGCGCAGAAGTTGGAAAACGCTGACGCCGCCGAATACGAGCGGATCTTTGGCAGCATGTCGCCAGATGAAGTCGAAGCCTTCGCCAGCATGGACGTATAAGGGGACCGCGCGATGCTCACACTCAAACTGAAAGCTGGTGACAGCCTCAAGATCGGGGATCAGATCAAGCTTGTGGTCAAGGATGACGCATCGCGTGGACGCCTGACCGTGGGGATTGATGCCCCGCGCGAAATCAACATCGCGCGGGTTCCTGCGGCGCAGTCTCAGCAAAAGAAACACAACATATAGATGATATTGGCAAACAGACACTATATGTGGTATTAAATGACCATTGACGGCTGGGAGCCGTCTTAATCAGGGCATGGAAGTCCGCCTCGCTTTTTAAGTCGATGAGGACTGACCATGACACAGACTATCCTACCTTGGGGCCACCCGAGCGCGGTAAAACGCTGGGCGGCAACCCTTGCCACCCAAGTGAACCGTAATTCCTACTTCACGAAGAAATTCGTGGGTAAGGGCGAAAACAACATCATCGAAGAGAAAATGGACCTTTCGTCCGATGCGGGCGACCGCGTTTCCTTCGATTTGTCCGTGAAGCTCAAGCAGCGCCCGACGTTTGGCGATGCTCGCGTGAAGGGCAAGGAAGAGAACCTCAAGTTCTTCTCCGACGAAGTTGTAATCGACCAGATGCGCCACCCTGTATCTGCCGGTGGCCGCATGAGCCGCAAGCGTACGCTGCACGACATGCGCAAGATCGCCAAAGATCGCTTGGCCGAATACTGGACCCAGTACATTGACGAGACATACTTCATGTATCTCTCTGGTGCGCGCGGCATGAACGAAGAGTTCATCGAGCCGTCCGACTATACTGGCTTTGCAACCAACGCACTGCAAACGCCTGACAATGCCCACATCCTCTTTGGCGGTGACGCCACAGGTAAGGCCGATCTGTCTGCCGCTGACGTGATGACCACGGACCTGATCGAAAAGGCTGCAACGCACGCCAAGATGATCCGCGCCAAGGACACAGACGCCACCGACATGATGCCGGTCGACGTTGAGGGCGAAAAGCACTTTGTCACCGTGATGTCGCCATATCAGGCGCACACCATGCGCACGGCTTCCGGTTCCAAGTGGCTGGACTTCCAGAAAGCCGCAGCCGGTGCCGAAGGCCGCAAGTCGCCCATCTTCAAGGGCAACATGGGCATGATCAACAACGTCGTGCTGCATGAGCATGAGAACGTGATCCGCTTCGATGACTACGGCACAGGTTCCGACCTGCCCGCAGCACGCGCGCTCTTCCTTGGCCGTCAGGCTGGTGTTGTCGCTTACGGCACACCCGGTGGCATGCGCTACATGTGGAAGGAAGAGATGGAAGACTACGACAACGAGCCAACCGTTGTTGCCGGTCTGATCATGGGCGTGAAGAAGACCCGATTCAACGGGCGCGACTTCGGTTCCATCGCTCTCGACACCTACGCAGAGGTCGTCTGACCAAACGGAGCGGCCCAATAAGGGCCGTTTCAACCCCAACCCCCTGAGAGAAGGACTTGTCCCATGACAATTCATCAGACCAAAGCAGCAAAGGGGCAGGCAGCGACACCATCGGCATATCAGGCCGGTATCGTCACTTCTGCGATCTTTGAACACACCTTCAACGCCGCGTACACCGCTGCAACTGACGTGATCGAGCTGGGCTTGCTGCCCGCTGATACCCAGATCGTCGGCGCAACTGTCATCGGTGCTGGCCTTGGTGCCACAACCGCTGACATCGGCCTCATGACCGGCGCACCGGGCGATACGCAGGCAACACGCACAGTGGGCGACGATCTCTTTGACGCCGTGACTGTCAACAACGCCGAGAACGACGCCACGCTGGCCAACTGCCTGACTGTCGCACCATACGGCGAACACCGCGCAATCGGTGCCGTACTGGCAGGCAACGTCGCCGCAGGCGCAGCCAAGAAGCTGACACTGAAAATCGACTACATCGCCTAATCGGGCGAGGTCAAAGCCGCGCGCGGGTTCAGGCTTGCGCGCGGTTCACCATAGATCACGGAGGAAGCCATGCTGATCGAACACACCACCAAGCGCAAGAATGGGTCAATTCACACCATTGAGGGCGTCAAATACCATTTCAAGCCTGCCAAGACTGAGGCACATGTGTGCAACGTCGATGATCCGGATCACGCCAAGCGGTTCCTTGCGATCGACACGTTCGTCATTGCAGGCAAGGCAACCCAAGCCGCACCAGCACCAGCACCACAGCCAGCGCAGACGCCCGCGCCAGTGCAGGAGCCAGTGCAGGAGCCGCAGGCAGCACCAACGCCAGAACCCGCACCAGAACCCCAAGACGAGCCGGAAACAGCCACAAAGCTGGAAGACCTGCCAGACGAAGAATTGGCCGATCTTTACACCTCAGCCTTGGGCAAGGCACCACACCACGCCATGAAACGTGAAACCATTATCGACCGCATCCGCGCGGCGATCCCGAACGAAGAGTAACCACCATGTCTGTCAACGTCGCTGAGGTTTTGTCGCGTACCGCAAGGACACTCAGCGACGTTGATGAAGTCCGGTGGACAGCCGCGACCAAGCTGGACTATTTCAACGATGGTCTGCTTGAAATCTCGGTGCAGAAACCGTCTGCATTCTCCCGCACTATCGAAATTGAGCTGGCCGAAGGCACGCTGCAAGAAGTGCCAGCGGCCTATTCCGTGCTGATCCGTGCCGTGCGCAACATTGCAGGCACAGCAGGGGCGACAACACGCGCCGGTGGGCGGGCAATCACGCCGACACGCGCAGACATCCTTAACGACCAATTCCCAGACTGGCATAGCGCTGACACTGTGCCCTTTACCAAAACCGTACAGCATGTCGTGGCCGACGAGTTCGAGCCACGCCAGTTCTATGTGTTTCCGGGCAACAACGGATCAGGGCTGATTGAGGTCATTGCTGCCCTTATTCCCACACCCGTTGCCGCAGACGGCACCGCCGATCTGGATCGCATCTACGCCAATGCGCTTGCCGACTATGTCGCCTATCGCTGCTACGCCGAGGACATCATCCTGAACGGGGCCGCACAGCGCGCACAGGCGCACTATGGATTGTTCCAAGCCGCGCTCGGCATTCGTCAGAGCATTGAGGGCGCAGCCAACGTAAACACCACCAACGGAGGCGCATGATGGCCCTGACAGTCCCGCTCACGCAATTCCTGCCCATGGTTTTGCCGAACGCCCCAGAGTGCCCGCATTCCGTTGCGACGTTCAACTTGCGCCTTGCCGCAATCGAGTTTTGCGAGCGCACGCTTTGCTGGCGCCATATATCCAACGTCACCATCAACACCGATGGCAAGGCACTCACAGCGCCGCCCTACGCCGCGATACACCGGATCGAAAAGGCCACCTTTGACAACGATGTGGTGCTTGAACCGTTGCAGTATTCCGATGTGGATGAAGCCGCGTTCGAGGAAACCAACGGCGCGCCGCCCCAGTACATCACGCAGGCCGAATACAACACGGTCCGCATCCTGCCATATCGTCAAGGCACACTCTCGCTCTCCATGTTCTTGAAGCCGGTCAACGGATCGGACATGGCCGAAGACTACGACGGCATATTGCGTGATGCCTATGACGTTGTGCCCGAGTTCATCTACACCATGCACGCCGAAGCCATTGCCGCCAGTGCACTGTCACGCCTCTTGGTGCAGCCCAACAAGCCGTGGACCAACCCGCAGGCCGCAGCCATGTGGAGCCAGAAGGCCGCCGAGGCAATGGACACACACTTCACCGCGAACCTGACCGGTCAACACCGTGCGCGCCGCCGCACGAAGTACCACGATTTTTGAGGTGAAGCATGAAAATCCGCATTGCAGACTTCAAAGGCGAAATTCCAAGGCGCGCTGATCGCCTCCTGCCCGAAAACGTGGCCACTGTCAGCAGCAACGCACGCCTTGATGACGGCAATATTGGCCCTTTTCGCGAAAGCGCATTGATCACGACCCTGCCAAGTGCCGCAGCGACGATCTACCTGCACAACGACACATGGGTTTCCTTCCCGGCAACCGCTGATGTTGTGCCCGGTCCCGTCGCGCAGGATCGCCTGTATTACACTGCATCGACTGGCGCGCCGCGTGTGTTGATTGGTGGTTCCGACTATCCATTGGCCGTCCCGACGCCCGCCAACAAGCCAACCGTTGCCCTTGTGGGCACGCTGGACGACGAGCTGGCGGAAACAGTTCTGTTTTCCTACACATTCGTGACCGAGTTTGATGAAGAGAGCGTCCCATCGCCTACATCTGACGGGCTTTTGTGGAGCCCAGGCAATACCGTCGCCTTATCGAACATGGACGCAGCCCCAGCCGGTCGCGGCATTGACCGCCGCCGCATCTATCGGTCCCAGACCAGCGCATCCGGCATTACCGACCTCTACTTCGTGGCCGAGATCCCCGCGGCAGATACGACATACACCCACGACATCACAGCAACTCCACTGCAAGAAGTCCTGCCTTCCGCAGACTATGACCCGCCTGTTGATACGCTTGATGGCCTCACAGCTATGTCCAACGGTATGATGGCTGGGTTTTCGGGGCGTGAGGTGTTCTTTTGCGAGCCATTCATCCCGCACGCATGGCCGCAGAAATACAGCCTGACCGTCGACCACGACATTGTGGCCTTGTCCGCCTTTGGGTCAACGCTGGCCGTCATGACAACAGCCACGCCCTACATCATTCAAGGTACAGCGCCTGACACGATGATCATGCAGCGGATGGAAGCCAACTTGCCGTGCGTCTCCCGCGATGGCGTGGTCGATCTGGGCTATGCTGCCGCGTACCCGTCTACGGATGGTCTCATTGTCATATCCCCCAGCGGCACACAACTCGCCTCTCGCAGCCTGTTTTCGCGCGACGACTGGCGCGACCTGTCGCCCAGCACATTCTTTGCCGCAAACTACGATGGCCGCTACGCCTTTGGCTATAAGGACGGCGCAATCGACACACTTAATGGTGGCGATGCGGTTTTGAGCCCTGTCCCTGACGAGAATTTTGATGGCGGGCATCCCGCGTCCAACATCGTGGGTTTTGTTGCCTACAACGGCGGCACACCGCTGACACAGGCGGCAATCAATGCGATTGGCTTTATTGACCTGACTGGGGAGCAGCCGCATTTTCTGCGCACCGACCCCGAATTTGTCGGATCACCTGATGCGTTCTTTATGAACCCGTCAGACGGAAATCTGTATTTGCTTTCAAATGAGGTCGAAGTTCGCCAGTTCGACAACAGATCGCGACCTGCAACCACGTACAAATGGCGGTCCAAGGCGTTCTACTCGCCTTCGCCGGTCTCATTCTCTGCCGTTATGGTCGAAGCAGATACCACAGAAGCGGCAACAGTCCTGACAACGCGGATCTTTGCAGATGGCAAGCTGGTCCATACCACAAACCGTTTCAACAAGCCCCAACGCCTGCCTTCGGGCTTTCTCGCAAAAGAATGGCAGCTTGAAATCGAGGGCAGCGCCGAGGTGACATCAATCTCGATCGGCCAGACGCTCGAAGAAATGGCGGTCGCGTAATGCCTGATCAAGAAAAACTGCCGCCCGGCATGATGGAAAAGCTCAGTGTCTTGCTGGGGGAGCGCCCAAAAGCCGCCTTGCAAGCCGCTATGCGCAAGTCCGACGAGCAGCGATTGCAAGAGACCATGCTGTCTATTGCCGCAGACCTGACGCCAGCGGCCGGAACGATGCAGCTTTTTGCCGGTCCAGTGCCGAAAGGTTGGATACCGGCAGACGGGCGGGCTATTTCTCGAACACTCTATGTGGTATTATTTAGGCAAATTGGCACAACATATGGTGTTGGCGATGGTTCGACCACGTTCAACGTACCAAACGAAACACACGCAACGCTCACATGGGCGATCCGCAGATAAACGAGGGCACGACACATGGCCGACATCAAAGCACGTATCCTCTTGCGGCGCGGCACAGCGGCAGAGTGGACCGCTGCAAACCCTGTCTTGCTCGATGGGGAGCCAGGATGGGAAACTGACACCGGAAAGCTCAAAATTGGCGATGGCGAAACTGCATGGACAGCTTTGCCGGAATACTCACTTGATCAGGAGATTGCGGCGATTGAAGCCAAGGCCAACGCAGCTGCGGCCAAAGCGTCAAACCTGTCTGACCTCACTGACAAGCCGCAGGCATTGGTCAATTTGGGGGTTGATGCAACAGCAGAAGAATTGAACGTGCTTGATGGCATCACGGCAAGCGTGGACCAGCTTAATGCGCTCAGCAGTTTGCCTGAAATTGACGGGACTGTGGAAAGCATCACAAGCCTCTTGGGGGAAAAGGAAAACGCTGACCCGGAAATCCTCAAAGCTGACACCGATGACAACCTTACCGCAGGTTACACGTCAACCGCAGGCAATGACGGCACAAAAAGCGCGGAAACCTACACGCCTTCACCGGCGGGCGGCAACCTCAAGCGGATTGTAAATGGTGGGGCTTTCACACTGGCAGCGCCAACCGCGACAGGTGACTATACGATGATCATCCAGATGACCAACAACGCATCGGCCGGCGCGATCACGACAAGCGGGTTTACCAAAGAAACAGGGGCGATTTTTACCACGACAGATGGTGATGACTATCTGCTGCACATCGTCAAAATCAACGGTTTCACAGCCCTTCATGTCGAGGCGCTACAGTATCTATGATGTTTGCAGCACCCAATATCATTAGGCCGTGGCCGGGCTTTCGCAATCTTGTATTTGATGCGCGCAAGAACATTAGCGGGTCAAACAATGACGTACTTGGCTGCGTCATGAATCCCGAGGGCACAAAGATGGTTCTCGGTCTGGACCCAAGTAATGGTGACCTTGAGAACTGGACAATGAGCACACCTTACGACGTTACGACGCTTAGCGAAGTGAGCCAAATTGCCGGTAGTGGCGATTTTCCTTCGGTTAGTTCTTTCGACGCAGACGGTAGCAACGTGTATTATGTGGACGCAAACCGTAGTCCGGGGGCAGTTTACAGGTCTTCAACAGCCACCCCTTACGTCTACCGGCTAGGCAACTCTGAGCAGGTTCTGACCACAGCTCTTGGATTTCCTACATATGATTCCATAGGAATTAAGTGGACTGACAATGGATACACCCTGATAGCGTATGCTATTTATGGTAATGACGTCACTATTTGTACGGTCACAACACCATACACCTTCACAGGTGTCACAATAGTTTCCTCGGTCAGCAGTGCGATTTTCCCCGGAAAGTGCACCAGTTTGAACATCTTCACATACAACGGTGTACGTTTCTTTTTAACGTCTGGTCGGCACCCTGAAGACAATAACAGAAACAAGTTTTGGATCATTCCAGCAGAAACCGGAATCGTTAAACAAGACAGCAGCCTTTTTGAGCCGTCGGAAGCTATCGCTTTGGAAGACGTGCCGTCGGACGGTTCCTTCGATGATTCCAAAGGTCAGGCGTTTTCCACGACAACTCCAGATGGGAGCAGAATTATTGCTGTCCAAGGCAACGGTGTCGCAGCTGGATACAAATGGCTTCAGAGGGCCTGATAACTATGGAAATAATTCTCTCGAAATTTGGCTGGCTTATCGGTGCGGTTGTTGCCGCGATTGTCTGGTTAGTCCGTCTGGAAGCCATGGCGATAGCAAACCGACAAGAGATTAAACGCCTGTGGGAACAGCGAAGTGAAGACTTGAAGTCGGCCAAAGAGGCCCGCGACGAAACCAACAAGATGCTTTCCGAAATCAGGGAAGACGTCAAAGACCTGCTTAGGAGCCGCAAGCCATGAAACAGCACTACGATCACTACTCTCACGTTCCCGCGTCCGAATGGCCATGGTCGTCATTCAGCCCGCGCGAAATGGCCTGCAAAGGCACAGGCGCGCTTGTCGTAGACCAAGAGGCTATGAACAAGCTGCAAGCCCTGCGTGGCGCCCTTGGCAAGCCCATGCTGATCACCAGCGCCTACCGTTCACCATCGCACAACAAGCGTGTTGGTGGTGCAACGCGGTCCAAGCACCTTGAGGCGATTGCCTTTGATGTGCGGATGGAAAACCACGATCCCCACGAGTTTGAGGCCGCTGCACGTCGGGCGGGCTTCACGGGCTTTGGCTACTACCCCAAGTCGGGCTTTATGCACATCGACACCGGCCCTGCACGCAGCTGGGGGACGCCATGGCCAATCACGGCGACTGACCTGCCGACCGAGCCGCGCATTCAGCCCGAAACCATTAAGAGCGACACCGAGGCGCAAGCAGCGGCGGGCGCAGGCGCGGCGGGGCTTGTCGCGACCGGCGTAGAGTATTTGCCAGCAGCGGAAGGTATCCTTGGCCGACTGGCCCCAACGGCCCAGCTGATCGCGGTCGGCGCCGGTGCTTTGCTCATTGGCTTCTTGCTTTGGAAGCGGACGCGGTAGTGTGGTTGCGCATCAAATCATACGTCGCCGCGCTTGGGCTTTTTTTGGCCGGTATCGTCTTGGTCTACTCGAAGGGCAGATCAGACGCGCGTATCAACGCACGCTATCGCCAGCTCAAGGACGAGGTGGACGCACATGATCGTATCACGGGTGCTGACACTGGTGGCGGTGCCACTGATGCTGAACGCATTAAGCGGCTGCGAGACATGGCGGGCCAACTCCGCGATTGATCGCTTGAAGCCCACGGCAGGCGCGCACGCTGATGCCTTGGCCGGTGAGGATATGGTCGAGGCACGCAAGACCGGCTTAGCGTTGCTTGTGCAGCTATCAGCCTACGCAGGATGGAGCGAATAACGCCATGCGCGTCACAATGGACAATCAACCGGCGCTGTTGCGCCAAGCCGCTATCTGGCACGGACAAGACGCCATGCGCGCTGATAGCATCGCCCTGGGTGTGATTGACGCTGAGGGACAGCTTCATGCGGTCATCACGATCGACAACCGCTCGGAAAACTCCTGCGACTTCCACATCGCCAGCAATGGGGGGCGCAAGTGGGCATCGCGCGGGGTTCTGCGGACGCTATCGACCTACGCTTTTGACTTTCTTGGCGTGAACAAGATCAAAACGATTGTCCCCCACTGGAACATCCGCGCACTGACCGCATGTCTACATATTGGGTGGAGAATTGAGGGGGCCACAAAATGTGGTGCCCACGACGGCACAGATGGTGTATGCTTTGGCATGACAAGAGACGAATGCCGCTGGCTCGAAAAGGATAGCGAACATGGGGAATAAACCACCAAAGCCGGATCCGCGCATCGGTCAGGCCGCGCTAAAAATGGCCGAGACTGGCGTGCAGGCACAAAAAGACGCCAACGAGATCGCACAGCAGCAGCTC